TACGACAAGAGTGGAACTATTAAATTTAAAACAAATTACATCAGTGAAGTGTGTCATAAGAAATCTTTTCGGTAGATTCTGGAGTCACGCAAATTATTTCAGGGGTTTCATAAAAATTAACCAGTATACCGGTTTCGCACTTTAGATTCTTTAGGTATTTTTTTAGTTGAACAGTTTCCTTATTCGCTAGCTTAGAACTCTGAGATTTAAGTTCGATTATAATAGAGATTGTCCCGGTTAGAGTATCATATATAACAATATCCGCCCTTTCAAATCCCACATAGATCCCTTTGTAGTGTATAGGTACAACTACTTCGGTCCCGCAACTATAATTAAGTTTATTTAATTCTATATACAATGCCACCTGATATATATTTTCTTTGTAATAGTCTCCTAGTTCAGAATTTACCTTTTTTATACACATTACAACATCTTGTACAAGGTCCATATTCTAATAATTGACATTTCTCTTTATATTATTATTAAAAAGTAAGTCCTCCTAATGTGTCTTGAAGTGTAGTTATTTTTCGCTTAAGAGTTCTCTCGCGTGGACGATGTATTAGTTTTTTAATTATATTTAGGTATTTAGAATGATACTCGGTAGTTTGGTTCCCGTCAATGACGGTGACATTTCCCAATAGACCAGGTATCAACCAGTTGTCGTGATAAGATTCGCATTCCTTGAGATACTCAATAGACATCTCAGTTTCACTTGTGCGACCCCTCATCATAACCCTTTTATAACATGTTTCCGGAGACGCCTTTAGATATATAAAATTTGGAACAGGAATATCTTGGATAAAATAATCAAACCAGAGTTTATATGATTCGTATTCTACTTTATTAATTTTTCCAGAGTCGTGTAACATTTTAGTAAAAACATTATAGTCTGAAAATACACACCGTTCTGTAATAATTGTACCGTCTGGCCCCAATTTTTTTAGAGCTTCCTTTACTAAAACGAGTCTAGATATATATGCGGTCATTTGAAAACAATACGAATATTTATAAGGGTCGTTGTAGAAATGCTCTAGTATATTTCCCTCGGAATCCCTTATAGTTTCCCATATACCAACTGGTTCATCCAAAAAAATAACATTACTTTGTACTCCTAATTGTTCTTTTATATAATTAAAAAATGTTGATTTTCCAGAACCAATATTACCTTCGATAGATATAATCATGTTTATTTATTATATACTATACTTTTAAATAAATATCAAAAAAGTGAAATATTTTTTATTTTACTGTCTATATCAAAGGACGTATTATGTTCGTCTAGATCTCTAATGGAGTATTCTACTAATTTCTGGGGTTTTTCGGAATTTTTTACCTTGAACTGTGAAATTTCCCACCGAACAAAAAATGAATTTTTTGTAAAAATTATAACTGCACTTTTAATCATGGCTATTCCAGACATATTAACACTTAAATCCTCATGATTAATCTCTGTGGTCTTGTTTTCATAAAACCGCGTATTCTCATCGTAGAAACAATGCAACCTTACACCGTCTACGAGTGCATTTTTATAAATAGTTTCACAATCCTCTGCACTGATTGTTTTCCCAAACCATTTTTCACTATTGTCTGCAGTCTGTGATACAATCTCCTTTGATAACCAATTTATATATTCGGCTGTTTTAGAATCTATATCAAGAATGGCCTTGTTATTTTCGGGGTCAATCTTCAGGTTATTCTTTTTAACCTGAAGATTTATATCCCCATCTTCAACTGTAAGTTTAGAATAATAAACTCCATCTCTTATGTTAACCGGATCGTATATGTTAAGCTTAGGACTCATAATTTAATAAATATTAATATTTTTATTAATATAATAAAACGACAAATATTTATTTTACTAATAAGAGTTGATTAAGGATGTTAATACCATCTACTACATTATAAGAATAAATAGCTTTGCCCCCGTGTTTTATGGATTCTTTTGATATTTTTTTACCAAAGGAGTCAAATAACTTATAATCGTGTCCCATATATACAATAATTTTATCCTTGTTATATAAGTTTGTTTTGACATTTTTTATGCCGAATAATCTGTCTATATATCCAACAAGGTTTAAAAAAACATTATGTTGTTCAGAATCTTTATTTATATCGAAACTCAGATATGTATTATCATCTCCAAATGTAAATAATAATATAGGACTTTTTATTTCTATTTTTTCGTTTTTATGACACAGGTTAAGCTCATCATCAAGACTTAATTGAATAATATCTATTTTTTTATAAGATAACATCTACTATACAGTTATAGTATATTATATTAATAGATGCGGAACGAAAGTCATGTATACATGCCGATGGGGGGCTCTATAATCTTATTTTTCTTATTGTCTGTAAATATACTAACAGCATAGACAAAATCCTCTAAAGTTAATTCGTATGTATTTTCCTTTCCAAAATTTCTCCTCGAATTGTGTATAATTGCCTTGTCTATTATGGTTTTAACGTCTCCGCCATTTCCAGTAAATAATTTTATGTTTTCATTTATTACATTTATTATATCAGGTTCTTTACAATTTATTTCCCAATCTATTTCATTTACTTGTTTATAAAATATACCGGTTAATTCCTTACTATTATAGTTATCAATTGTAAACGTCCAAGGAAACCTTCTTCGTAAACCGGGGTTTAATGAAAAAAAAGATTTATCAAGTTCTTCTTTATAGCCCGCTATAATGCATATAATTCTATCGGCATTTTCTGTTAGATACTGATTAATTGTATCCACACACTCTTTTGCATAAATGTCTTCGCCAGATGTGCTTCCAATAGAATATGCTTCATCTATAAGAACTACCCCATTTTTAGCTTTATTAAGTGCCTTGGTTGTTTTTATAGTTGTTCCTCCTAGGTATTCAGATACTAAATCCGATCTTTTTAACACAGTGAACTTAACCTTTTTGAAGATTCCTATTTTTGCATATATTCTTGACATTATATCTGCAACAGTTGTTTTTCCTGTACCGGGAGGACCCTCCAAAACTGTATGTAACATAATATTGTCCCCATGATCCTGGATAAAAAACAGGATCTGTTCTAAAATCTGAAATTTTAGCTTAGATAGACCGATCATGTTATTAAGTTCTATTAATTCATCTAGTATATCAGGAAGAAATTGCATTTTAGACGGGTAATATTTTCTCAATCTTTTAGACGGTAAATCTTTCTTAATGTAGTCTTCTGTCATAAGAATAAGGGAATCTAATGACTTTAACTCATAAATTGTTATGTCGAATTTATCATCTGCCAAATGACCGAGGGTTCTTTTCATGTTATAATAATTGATATATATTATTTTCTTAAATCATATGGACGAACTCGTTCGAGAATATATAAAAGAAATTTCTAAAGAAGAAAATATAAATCTCAATACTTTCCTCAATAAATACTATAAAAAATTAGAACGATGTTTTAAAACGTATAAAAATAATTATGGCTTAGAAGATTATAAAATGAATTATATAGATTTTATAATTTTGTACACCGTATGGAAAAATTTAAATAGGAGAGGTTGTATAGAATCTTACCTGCTGATAATGTACTCATATTACAAATTAGAAGATTTTAATTTCCCTACTACAAAATTTAAATCTGGGTTAGACTGTATATCAATTATACAGGATACGAATACAATATCCATAATAGATTCATTAATTAAATTTTAATGCCGTCTACAACTTAACCTATATAAACTGATAATACATACAATTATATCTGAAATGAACATACCAAAAGAATGTTTAAATATATATACAACAGAGTATCAGGCGAGACAAATAAATAGGATTATACTTCAATATGCTGCACCCCAATCGTCGATAACAGACGCTACTGCGTGTATAGGAGGCAATTCTGTTTTTTTCATGAGGGAGTTTTCTAAAGTAACTTGTGTAGAAAAAGATCATGACATATTCAACGTTCTTAAGGGAAATATAAAAATGAATGGGGGCGATTTTACTTGTAAGTGTTACAATACGTCTTACAATGATATTAAGTTTATTATAAAACAGGATGTAATATTTATAGACCCCCCTTGGGGAGGACAGAATTATAAATCTAAGCAGAATGTTAAATTATTTTTAGATTCTGTGGAAATAAATTATATAATCAATGACCTATATAATTTCGCAGATATTATAGCACTAAAAGCCCCAAATAATTTTGATATGGATTCTCTAGATGAATTATTTTGGTCACATTGCGTTCATACGATAACTAAAAACAACAAGGCAATTTATAACATAATAATTTTCTATAAACACACTTAAAGAATATATATATAATTAGTTGTAAGTAAAATACCTGTACGGTTGCCCGAGTGGTTAAGGGGGCAGACTTAAGATCTGCTGGCTTCGGCCTCGTGGGTTCGAACCCCACACCGTACAGATATTTTATTGGTTTTGAAAAAAAAATATATATTACTTATAAAATGGCACAGGATTTACAGCATTTTATAACAGATAATTTTTCAACTCCCAGGGTAATAACCGTCCTAGTTCATACATATATAGCAACTATAATATACGAGATAATCAATCCTCTAATCTTTCTAATGATTGACCCAGATGATAGGTTAAAAGATTTTTATATAGAAATAACTGACGAAAAGAAGCTTAATCTTGGGAGAGTTGTATCAGAATTTATAACAATATGTATAATCCTCAGTATTTTATATTATTTTCAGAAATACGAAAATAAAATGTGAGGTTAATATAAAGATGCACAAATATAATCGCTCGTTGAGGAAAAAGGGAAATAATGTATCCTATAATATGCTTGCATCCCAAGATAGTGAACCTGTGTCGGCTGATTGGTACGACTCCGCTCTAGACGACGCCGGTATATCAGCTGATAGTCTTGCGCCTCCCGAATACCCAGAAGTTGTACAATCTCCGACCGAAACCGCTCCCCCCGTTAATACAGAGGTTATATCAAGACCTCCTCAGGTTCCAGATGTATCTATTCCAAAAATTACCAAAAAAAATACAGTCATTCCAGCAACGACAAAATCCGATGATACACTATTTAATTTAAATTCTGTAATGGTATTATTGTTTATAGCGGGGGCCGCATTTCTATTAATGAAGTCTTTAAAGAAATCTAAATTTGGTAATATAGAAAGTGCTTCATTTTTTGGGCGGCGCAGTTACAACATAAGAGATGCGTATAGTATGGTAAGGTAATCAAAAATTAAATATTTCTAAAAAATAATTAACTTAAAACACTCACTTAATATTATATTATAGTTAATATGAAGCGACTGTTTTTTCAAGAGGCCTATAACCAGGCTCTCAAGTCTGAGATGAATTTTAATCACGGGGCCGTGTTAATTTACCGGGGAAAGATTATAGGACGAGGATATAATACGTATTTTAATACTAATTCTAATGAGAAAAATTCGTTGCACGCAGAGGTTAGTGCTATCAATGACGGTCTTAAGCGGGTTAGCCATGAGGATTTGAAACGATGTGAACTTATTATAATTAGGGTTAATGGTGGAGGACAATGTGTAAATTCGAAACCGTGCGATAAATGCACTAGGTTTATTAACAGGCACTGTATTAGAAAGGTTTACCATTCTTAGGATAACTTAATAAATCAATATACTCCTCCATTCGGGTTCGAACCGAAGACCTCGCGGTTAACAGCCGCACGCTCTGACCAACTGAGCTATAGAGGAATGTATTGATTAAACTTTTTAGTGTGTTTTAATTATTTAATTTTTAGTGTGTTTTAATTATTTAATTTTTAGCGTGTTTTAATTATTCATTCGTGTCTACTCAATGTCGGCGGCAGGCTCTTCCTCTTCGTCTTCGGAGTCTACGATTGAATATCCAGACAACTTATTACTCTTATAAATCTTAGCCTGTAGAAGCTTGTATCCAACTCCAAACTGAGTCTTTCCCACAAACCACACACCAGTTGACTGGATTAGACAAACTGCCTCAGACCCCCTTGGGATTGCAGAATGATCCACATTTCCATCTTCGTCTACCATCTTAATAGGCTTCTTGTTCTCGTCGTAAAGAACGAATTGAGGAACTCCATTAATAATTGGGAGCTTTACCTTTAGATTAGACGGCCACTTTGTATCCCGAGGAAACTTCTCTGCAGACTTATAAAACTCTCCAACAAGCTCCTCGCTGAGCTTCTTACCGAACCAGGTAGTGTCGCTAGATGCATATTCCTTTGCCTTGTTATCAATGGTGCGTACATTTTCAGTAAACTGACGGAGCTGGGCATTCTGAGTCTCGTCATTTGCCATTGCTACCGAGATATGATACTTTACCGGTTCTCCATTTTGAGGCTTGGACTGGTCTACCCCAAATGGAATGCGAATGCGGCAAGTTTGTAGAATAAAGGCCCCCGAAGTCTGGTCGTTGTCGTAATTAATAAGGACGCTCTGACCTCCCATCTTATTTACCCGAGGGGCTAGAAACTTGATGGAAGACTCGTCGAATTCGGAGGGGAGTACAATCGTGTGGGACATGTTTATTTGATAATATAGTATACGAATTATCTTTAAGTTGGTTACCCGTAAAAATAATAAAAATAAATTATTTATGAATGTTATATGGTTAATATTGTTATTTTTATTATCATTTCTTTATCAATTATAATTCTCGTAGAATGTGTATCTTATATATTATCAAATAAAATAAAAGCCGTTAACAAAAAAATAAGAATTGACACGGTGTCCGCAATAAAAAAAGATACTTTATCTAAAAATATATTAGATAAATACTCAACTAATTCAGATATCCAAATTGACCATTTGCCGGGGAAATTTTTTATAGATGGTTATAATAACATCTTCATTAAGATAAATGACAAAATTATTATACCTGAAAATAGAACAGTATATTTGCTAGAAGATCCTTTTGTATTGGAAATACTTAATTTAAAACGTAATAATATTGAATATTTTTATAAAAAAATATAATCTATTACTATAATAAAACAAATGAAATCTCCTAGTTTAGAAAATATTGTGCTGATAATGGGCGGATTGTTCTCTCTCCTGGTTATAGGCCTTGCTGCTAGGTTCATATATAGTTCAGTGTCATCTAAGGACAATAAAAAGAAGAGTCATATGATGAATACGAAGAAGAAGGAACATGCGGTGATGGGAACAACCAACAGAAAGACGTTACTGTCAAGTCTTAAGGGGTTGAAAAAAAAATAAACTTAAACATATGAAACATTAATATAATATAGTAAATAATGGACAATGATTTCGAGGAAGTTGAAGAAATTGCAGAATATGACACAGATACTCTAGAAGAAATTGAAGAAGACAGGTGTTTAAACATAATAAACGAATTTAAATTGGAAATCAAAAAGGAACCTGAATTTTACGGAATTGACAATATTTCTTCATATGAAATCCTTAATCTTACATGTGTAGATTACAAATTTACAGATAGTATTCTAGATAAGCAACAACTAGACTTGTTTGATAAAATGTTTTTGTCCATTTATGATTATTCTACTACGGAATCCAATTATAATTTTATAGCCGCGAAGATTTTTAAGAGAATTTATGTATTTTAATTTAATTTATTATTTTATGTAATCACTGTATTTTGCCGCCTCTGTAGATATTATACTCTTACTTAACCCTGTTTTTTCTGACATAAATTTTAAAGTGTATTTCTTATATATAGGCTTTTTAATAGATTCTTTTTGAGCAATTGCGTATATTATTCCGTAAATCTGTTTATCCCCTAGAGGCACTTCTTCTCGCTTTTTTATATTTCTCTTAACCCGTTCCAGTTTAATATTTAGGAAATCGTCCAATTCTAAATCAATAGAACTACCAACCTTAACGGAGATGTATTTTTCATACTTAGTGTTTTTAAACAGATTCTTCATTATCCAATTTTTTTTCTTAATGTCTCCAATCTGAATTTTAAACAGTCTCCCAAGTTTTTGTATACTTATATGAAGATCGTTGTACACAATAGGGTAATATATAGACCATACGGCCAAGGCTTTTTTTTCTTCGCCTCGTAGTTCCTGTGAATTAATTATTATTATGTACCACATTTCTAATATTTGTTGCTTAACTTTTTCAAATATTAGAGGAGGGTATTCAGACTCTAATATGTCGATTGTATCTATTATATAAGAAATCCCCTTTTTTATTTTATCTTCTACTGGGTCTGTATTGATCCATGTGTTTACCCTGGCTAAGTCTCTAATAACAGGTTTTCCATCTTTCATTACAGTTATATTAATGGTTCCGGCCTCTATAAAAGTTCCGCGACCGGAATTTAATTCCTGTTTAAACGTTTTAAAGGGATTTATTGTATTGTCATCTTTTACCGTACCGCAATTGTTGCATATAGCCTCATGGTTTGTAAATATAAGCGAGGAGCTGTTACACATTTTGCAAATGTCGGTATCTTCATTTAATTCTTCCCTGGTATATTCTCCGGGGTCGCTTAATATAAACCCTTGTTTCTGTAAACAATTAATTAAGAATTGTTTTTTCAGTCTTGGGTTTGTAATGCTATTTAAGTGAGCATTTAATAATAGAGCTGACAGGGGTTTATCGGACATTTATATTATAATATAATTTTATTTTTTATATTATAATATAGTATATAACGGATGTCTCAATTGGTATATGAAGCTTTCAGTGTCGGCGTTATAACCGTTGTTTTTGGAAATGTAACCGCGTGCATTCTAGATTTCCTCGTTCTTGCTCCCAGACTTAAAATAAGATTGCCGTTAGCGACAACAAAGGATAATTTTTATCAAATGGGGATAATTTTGTTTTTAACTGGAGTTTTGGCACATCTGACATTAGAATTAACCGGAGTTAATAAATGGTATTGTAAGAATGGCTTCGCTTGTAAAAGATAAATAATAAAGAACCCTCGCGGGGGATCGAACCCCGAACCTTAGGATTAGAAGTCCTACGCGCTATCCAATTGCGCCACGAGGGCTCTTTATTACTACTTAAGAAAGAACATGAACGAATCTGGTACAATCACACTTTTTATGTTTTTTACAAATTTGGGACACAATTTATTAATTTTATCCTGATCGTTGTATACACACCCCAATATTAAGAAATTAATATACATATTGCTATATGATATACATAATTTATCACCTAGGTGACCAACGTTGCTAATGTAATACATTGCTAATATATAATTATAAACGTCTGTATAGTTTCTTTTACATACTTTATTTATAGATAGTTTAATAGTTTCTTGTTCAAAGTCTAAGCCTTCCTCACAACCCGCCTCTTTACTGGCGCCTTCGTCGAAGGAGGCTCTGGAACCTTTGGGGTGTCCTCTACTACAGCGGCATCTAGAACAACCTCGGGCTTCGCCGCCAGGGAACCTTCCCGCTTGTCCTTCTCGGAAGGGGGGTAATGAGGCTTCAAGTAGCGCTGGATGTTAAAAAATGTCACTGGCTGATCTGGGTCACGAAGAAGAGCCTTTAGAGCGACCGCTTGCGGAGAACCATCTAGCTTGATAAACCGACGGTTAGTGGGATCCTGTAGATCGTGAGTCTTGATATAGGTGTTGATAGTTGTAGTTACCTCCTGGCGAGAATGCTCGCTGTTCTCGGGAAATCCAAGGAACTTGCATAGTTCGTTGGAAATCACAACTGGGCGCTGGAGAGCAGAAATCTTCTTAGGAGCATCCGGGTCAACCTCGACTACCCGCCGAGTACGCTTGCCAGACTTCATGGCCTTAGTCGTCTCCTTTTGGACAATCTTTAGACGAGCACTGATATTCTTAGTCATATCCATTAGACTATTGAAATCCTTAATCAGGAGATCAAACTTATCAAGGGGGGTTAGAGGCTCTTCGTTTTCGACCGCGGACATTTTTTTATACCTAATTATGGTATAATTCTTTAAATAGGTTTACAACTATAACCTGTGGTAAGTTAATTAAAGAAATGTAGTATATAAAAAATACCACAATGGATAATATACTTAATCCTCTTTCTGACTTTATTCAATCTAATTCACGAGAAGATATTTATATAAGATTTACATTAGGGAAATACAGTAATTCGTTCGGATTTGATAAGCAATTATTCAATAGAGAGAACTTCGACAAGATTAAAGATATGCTAGAATCTAATAAAGGATGGGAAGATACATTTGAGGAAGTATACGAATTTACGGACGAATACCCGATTAAGGTTTTAGACACAATGATAATAATGTATGTAAATGGCCCATACGACATCTTAGTTACTGCAGAAACTAGAGAAACCGAAGATGTACCCGATTCGGATAATTCAGAGGTGAATGTTTACACGTATTCTAGAAAACACCACAATTTTGTATTAAAAAATTATACATTCATTGTGGGAGATAATATACAGAAATTTGAACTTTTTGTAATCGATACAAATGTATCTAGTAATTATCTTGCACATTCTAGTATGCTAAAAATAAAAGATATTACCGGAATTTGTGATAAACCAGAAAATGATATATTTGAAATCTTGCAGAAAAATAACTAATTTAAAAAAATAGTCCGAGATAATATTAATATAAGTGGGTCTACAAGAGTATGTTCAGTTATTTCAATGAAGCCAATATTGAGATAACAAGAAAAGATATAATTAATATTACGGGTGTATCTCCTGTAAATGTGATATATTATCAGAAAGCTTTTATACATAAAAGTGTACTTAGGTTCCTAGCTAATCAAGAAGAAGAATCTCTAAGGATGTCATACGAACGTTATGAATTCCTAGGCGACTCAGTTCTTAATCTTGTTATCGCTAGTTTTGTATTTCATAAGTATCCAGATAAAGACGAAGGCTTTTTAACCAGAATACGCACAAAACTTGTAAATGGAAAAACTCTAGCCTACCTCTCTCACAAAATAAATCTAAACAAATTTCTAATTATCAGTAAGAATGTTGAGGCCATCGGGGGAAGAAATAATGATAGGTTTTTAGAAGACATATTTGAAGCATTGATATGCTCAATCAATCTAGATCTGGGTTTTAAATATGCAGAACAGTTTATCTTAAACACTATCAATAAATACATAGACTTCAATGAACTAGAAGAAGATACTAATTACAAAGATATACTTCTTCGTAGATGTCAGCAGACTCTCCAGACAAACCCAGAATATGAACTCGTTGAAACAAGTGGCCCTCCTCATAGAAAAATATTTACATCAGTTGTTTTGATAAAGGGTGTGAAATATTCTATAGGGACAAGCAAAACAAAGAAAGAATCTGAACAAATAGCATCTAAACTCACATTGGAATACTTAGAAAAAAATTAAATAGCCCCGCTACTACCAAATCCCCCATCGCCTCTAGAGGTTTCTGTAACTACGTCTTCAATCTGGTATTTAGGTAGATTCCCGTCGAATGATACGATTTGAAAATAACAACACCCCTCTTGAAATAATACATCTGTTGATCCTATATTATCTACTACAACCATAAGGTCTCCTCGGTATTTTTTGTCTATTATACCAACCGAGTTTGCTAGGCGAATATTGGTCTTAGAGATAGAACTCCTAGGAAGAATCATATAACCGTGTGTAGGGTCGGCCTTAAAATCTAAATTTATTTTAAATGATTTACTATTTGCCGGTATAACAATCGAAAGTTGCATAGGTATATCTAGTCCTACATCCTTGTTTACCATTGCATTTTTATAGGTTGGGTGATTACCCCAATAATGAGAATTTTTTGGGTCTATCTTAAGAAACAGTGGCATCTTTTATTTAAAGTTAGTTTATATGTTTAAATTCGTTTATAATTTAATTTAATTTAAAGTTAAGGCATATAATATATTATAATTGACAATGATGAAAAGTCTTAATGTGTCTAGGAAGTATGTTAGAAATGTTATTTCAGTATCTCTACCAAATAACTTAACAGACATGGGCGGTGATATCTTTCTCCCGTGGGGTAGAGTGGCCCGTGGTGTGGTTGAAGAGACTATGAAGAAGAGCGACGAATGTGAACCAGTCCGTCGGCCGAAATATGACGGTCTAATTAATCTGGATGCTAGCATAAAACATGTAAACACCGATACATACGGTCCGCCAGGGTTTGTTAGACTTGTTGACTGTATGCCAAGATATATCCCAGAAGACTGCAAACACCTGATGTGTGACCATGCAATCGTTCAGGCTGCTCGAGTGTCATTTGATCAGGGTATTAAAACCCCAGATAAAGACAAAAGCCTTATTGATTTTCTTATTAGGCATAAGCACACATCCCCATTTGAGATGGTTAAATTCAAATTTCATATCAAGTGCCCAATCTTTGTACAGAGACAATGGATTCGTCACCGAACTGCTAATGTAAATGAAATATCTGGTAGATATTCTGTTATGAAGGCGGAATTTTATTGTCCGAGGACTATTTATGACCAGGGTAAGCTAAATAAGCAAATGTCCGGAAATGAAATTACCGATCAGGAAACAAAATACCTTTTTGATGAATATATGTCAAATTCATATAAACAGTACAATGTATATAATCAGCTTATTAAGAAGGGAGTTTCTCGCGAAATTGCACGAATTGGACTCCCTCAGAATATGTATACCGAGTTTTATTGGTCTATCGATCTACATAATCTTCTAAATTTCATTAGGCTTAGGTCTGCTCATAATGCACAATCTGAGATTAGAGAATATTCTGACGCTATGAAAAATCTTATCACGGATCTATGTCCAAACACCATCGAAGCATTTGACAAGTACTCAAATACACCGAGCTAAACTTTCTATAAAAACATTATATAAATTTTTCTTTTCTTTTTCTTTTCTATCCTCGACAGAGGGTGTAAACTCCAACTGATCCAAAATAACAGACTCAAAGTCTTTATTTTTAGTTAGTTCACTGTCAACACTTGAATCAAAACTTACGTTACTTTTTGAATCTGAACGACTAATCGTTTCATATTCTATATCAGAATCTAACTGAAAATATAAGACTTTTAACTTCAATTTCATTCTCTTCATAAATTTTTTTTGATATTCATAATAATTTGATAGAATGTTATTAAATAACCTGGTTTTTTGCAAAAGAATTTCGTTGTCATGGGTTTTTTCAAACACCAATTGACTTATATTTACTCCCTTGTTTGTACGAACCTCGTCGTCTTCTATTGAATATTTCTGCTTTGATATGTATTGAGTTATTGAACTTATTACATTTGTTATTGTATTATGAACTTTTTGTATTTCTTCGAACTTGTACTCTCGAGAGTTTATATCATCAAATGGCGTAAATTTAATAAATATATCCCCGTCGAAAATATTATCCAATTTTATATCCTTTAGTGAATGTATTATTTTTATGTATAATTTATAGTACATTCCGTACATCCTAGATAAAAAACTATTAAATAAACAGGTGTAATTATTTATATCACGTTGGGTTAATTCTATTTGAAAGAATAAAACGTCTAAAGACATTAAATGGTCATCATGTTTCAAAACTTCGGGAAGATATTCTTTATATAATTCCTCTAAGTTTACACATTTAATATTAAGCTCACGAATTAACCTATATATGTCGTTTTTTGAATCTTCAATATATAAAAACTCCTCGTTATTATTCATCTTAATAATTTATACAATTATTTTAATATACTATTTTGATTATGAACGACGACAAGTCAGAAACATCTGTTAGGGAATATGTTCCATGGGAACAACACCATGAAAATATATTTATAGACTGGGCAGACAAAGCATCATGTTATAAATGGCTACACACAAAATCTAACATAAAATATTCTAAAAAGCGTAACATGTATACAATACCCGTAATTGTTTTATCAACTTTAACGGGTACCGCCAATTTTGCACTAGAAAGAGTTCCATTGGAATACCGATCAGAATGTTCTATTATAATAGGAAGTGTTAATATACTCGCAGGTATTATAACAACCGTTTCCCAGTTTTTTAAAATAAACGAATTGTCAGAGGCTCATAATATAAGCTCTATTTCATGGGACAAATTTCACCGAAGTATAAGAATAGAATTAATAAAATCACCCGAAGAGAGAATAGATGTTACATATTTTATGAAAACATGCAGAGACGAATTCGACAGGTTAATGGAGACGTGTCCGGCTATAGACAATGATATAATAAACGAATTTAAGATCAAATTAACTACGGGCGGAGATAAAACTGAAATGTCCAGAAAACTTAAGAATTTTAATAAACTCATAAAACCAGATATATTCGACGAACTTATAACGCTAAAAGACACTGTTTATATTCGAAGTGAAATTAAAATAGATATATTAGACCGGGATAGGATAACCCAGGAAGAGATAGAAAAGAAAAAACATATGTCTCGAGTAAAATTGGTTAATAATTTCGTAGAAGTATTTAAGCAAAAGTATTCCCGGAAACCATCTATAGACGAAATTTTATCTAATTTAACTGATATTAAGACGTTAGAATTGCGAATAATACTGGACGAAATAGAAATTAATGGGTAATTTTGCATAAAAATAAGTTATCTAAAGATATATAAAACTAAATATTATACAATGTATAATGAACGACACCGAGTACTTTGCTGTTTTCCCGGGTATTCAGGTGATATCTACATCCGACGATAAAACATATGTAGATAATCTTAAAATAATGGCTGCACAGACTTTATACGATTTAAAAACAGGGGAGACAGTAAAACTCACGGATAAGTTATCTAAGAAACTGAAACTCGATGCTCCCCCCGTAGGCTGGTGGGCATCTGAAAAATGGGACGGCATCCGCGCTCTATGGGACGGGGAAAAAATAATATCACGGGGTTCAGGACTGGGAAAACCAAAAGTTTATACATATGTTCCCGATTGGTTTAAACTGACCCTCCCACCGGGCGTGGCACTTGACGGAGAAATATGGATAGGACGCGGAGATTTTCAAAAGACCAGTAGATTATCTACACTCAAGCCGGGTAAAAGTTACACAACTGAGCAGATAGATAAAATGTGGACAGGTGTTACATTCAAGGTATTTGATATCCCGTCTGAAGAGGGGCCATTTGAAGAACGGATGGATAAATTAGATAAAGTGGTCAGGTCCAGGGAAAAGATATGGAAAAAAATGCAATATCAAGATAAGGAGTTTTTCCCATTACAAATGACTTCGCAAGTAAAAATAGAATCAGACGAACATTTGTCTGTGTTGTATAATAAATTGACATCAGAGGGTGCAGAAGGTATTATGCTAAGAGCCCCTGGATCTCCATATGAAACAAAAAGAAGCAAATATCTACTGAAATATAAGAAACAGGAGGACGCCGAGTGTATTGTTCTAGAATACACCATTGGAGATGGACGTCTAAAGGGACTACTTGGTTCAATAAAGGGAGAAATACTTATTGATGGCGCCAGAACTGGTATTATTACACATGTAGGAACAGGGTTTACGGATTCTCAGCGAGAAAACTACATAGATGAAAATTCTCCGGAATACATCCCGATTGGCGCCATTATTTCGTTCAGTTATATGGAAATGACTAAAGATGGGGTTCCCAGACATCCTGTTTACCGAGGAATTCGAGATGACATCTGAATTCAGATGTACCTTTTATTACCTCTGACAATTATGTATCTCCCGCCCCTAGGACCTATATTAATTTTATACAACCTGTTATTATACATATGTTTATCTTTTGTCTTACCAAAATCCGTTCTCTTTCTTTTAGTTGTTTTTTCAGGAAATGGTATTTTAACTTTATAGAAGTATTGTTTAATTTTTTCAAGTATTTGAACTTCCATGCTAGAATAACTTGTATTATTTTTAATTATTAATTGAACTTCAGCCGCCAATTGAAGAGCTATACTATCACTTGATGTGTCTTTTACAAAAGGTTCTCTAATTGTATTAACAAAATCTACCCAAGATCTATTCCAGTCATTTAAATCAGACGTATTTCTAAAATAAACCATGAATATAATACTAAATATACCACAATAGCCCGGATTAACAGAATCTTCACCTCTATTTAAAGGTCTTTGAGGAGAAACTGGGTCAAATAGTTCGTAAGTAGAATCTTTTGATTTTATGTAAAATGGATGATTTTTGGTATCAACATAAGGTTCGTCTCTCGGTCCATTTACATAACCATTTGCATCAAATATAGCAAAGCCTTTTTCTAAAAATTTATTCTTAACTAATATAACAGAATGAGGTTTTGGATAAATTTTTAAAGGTAAGATATTACGCGGAGTATCGATATCGACTATTCTGTTAATTTCTTTTTGTGTGTATAATTTACCCCTTGTTATAGTTTTTTCAGAAATTCCTGCTAAAAATATTTCTAATTCAGGATTTTTTCTATTACAAACATTCCATGTATCAAGTCTACTCATTAATATATAACATACAGTTAGATTAAATTTTTTTTTTAAATAAAGTATAATATTAAAATGGAATTTGATAACGAAGAATGTTACAATTACGTCACAATAAATGAAACTGATAATCCTGTTATACCATCTTCTGACGTTACAATTATACTTATGATGGAAGGCTCTACTAGATTTAAAAACGACCCATTTATTTTGTCATTGAGTAAAAAAACCATAATCCAATACAACAAAGGTTATAGAAATTGTGTAAAGGACGAAGAAATTTCATCAACTACATCTGATATAACTCACTCTTATTATACTGCATTTTATTACTTAAGGGAATATAACAATGTAATTATTTTAGAAGAAGATGCTGAAATGTATAGTAAAGATTTAGATGATTACGCACTAGTTAATAATTTTATCGAAAACGAAGAATTCAATTTATTTTCATTTGGGTCAATTGGGAGATATATAGAATATAAATCAGGTGTATTTGAGAATATCTATAGTGTAACCAACTATTCCGCTGCCCAATCGAATATATTTTCAAAAAAAGGTAGACAAAAACTTTACAAAACAATAGGGGAGAATAAATTCCAAGGAGACATAGACACCGATTATATAGCTAAACTAGATAAATTATATAGTTATAAATATCCCCTTATAGTTCAACTTATGCCATTGACAGAAAACATGAATAACTGGGGCGAAGATCACGGGATTATTGTAAAGGTTGGATGTTCTTTTATGAAAGTATTTATTACAATTTCTAAATTAGACAAAGACGCATCCGGATGGAAACATATCTACGTATATAATAGACATCGATGGTGGTTAAATTATTTATATATAATAATAGGAATATATGGGTTATATAATATAGGTATATTGGTATACCCTAAAATGAAAATGCGAAAATTAAAATTTAAAAATAAAATTTACAGAAAATAATCTATATTAAAATAAAAAATATAACATAATATTAACTAATAGACATGGAATTACTAAGAGACAAATCTGTAAAAGAGCGTTTCGAGAAGTTAATAAAGAATAGTCTCGCGAGAAATCCAGATTATGATATGAAAAAGTTCATAGGAGGTCTTCCTGTAACTCTAGAGAGAAAAGATATGTCTACGATAAACACTAAAAAACCGGACGGACAAAGCAAATATGTGGTAACTCAAAAAGTTGACGGAACTAGAATGTTAATGTATATCGCCCCATCGGGGGACGGAGGTTCTTCTAAAATCGTTTGCTTTATTGATAGGAATATGGAGATATACATAGTCAGGGATTCTAGACAGGATAATCTTCCATATATAAACAGTAGAGAGATGCTTATTGACGGCGAAGTCGTTTTCTTTGATAAAAAGGGAGAATCTCATAAAGAATTGAACCCAAGTCTTGTAAAGGGTGTATCGTTCATGGCATTCGATATTCTTTATGGGCCAAATGACATCGATATTAAAGACGAAGAAAAAATAATTGGACAAGACTCTTCAATGACTGTACCAGAATCAGGAGGACTCAGGACACAGTCGTGGCCATATATAAACAGGTACGATATTCTATATAAACTGATAGTTCCATCAACTGTCAATAATAATGAACCCATTCTTACATCGGGGTTTAAAGGTGTGGAATGGTTTAATGTAGAAATTAAACCAATATACTTCTTAAATCAAATAAAAGGAGAAAGAATTCTATATTCTCAGAATGGTCAGGGTTATCTCCAAAATCTACTAAAGACTCATAGGATAAATTTTTACAAGGATATTAATTCAAAATTTAAAAAGAGTGTAACTAACTTCACCAGTCAGGTTCTCAAATTAGACGGCCTTATATTTACATCGGTTGACACTCTTTATACTATTGGAGCATGGAATAAATCGGGGATGGTTCAATACAAATGGAAACCAATTACAGAGCAGACAATTGACTTGAAGATTAAAAAACTGTCAAATGGAGAAGCCGAACTTCTTTTTTCGGGAAAAAACGGTTCTCTCCAAGAATATGAAAAGGGTCGCAGACCAGTTAGAATTAGAATACCAGATAATGTAAAAAATGGAGATATTGTAGAGTTAAGAATAAATAGCCAGGGTGATTTCGTATACAAAGAGATTCGCCCAGACAAAGATAGGCCAAATGCCCTACGAACAGTTTTAAATGTATTGAACAGTTTTAACAGTCCAGTTGACATAAATGACTTACATTACTTTTTAAATCTTGGAGAAAATTCTGGTACGGATCATATTCAAAAGGTTCTAAATTATTCTACAAGAACTAATCTTCTTAGGTGCATATCAACTTCCAATAAACTAGAAATGTTAAATGAAAACGATAAATATAAAGTACAGCAGCAAATTAATAAAATAGGAGAAATAAAAGACATAGAGATTGAGATGCGTCTAGGAAAAATAGATAGAAATTTTAAGCCAAACATCAGTGAAGATGTATTTACGCAAATCATTCAGGCAGTAGACAAATACGGCTTAATTAAGGATGTAGACGATTTCGTAGATGTATACTCAAAGGAATTACCGGGTGTAAGAACTAGATATATATATTCCAGTGATTTTCAAAAATTTATACTTCTCGAATCAATAATTAAAACCCGATTGGAAAATATTGATATTGAGATGTCTAAAGTATGGGAACACGATATAAGATTATCGGCGTCTACTGAGACTAAAGTGCAGAAATACAATATAGATGGTGAATCTTATCTAAAACAGAGGATTTCTTACACCGACAAGAATAAGGCTTTCAGACTTGATTTTACAGTAATATCTGATGGGAAATTCATAGATAGAAATTTTATAGTAAACGCCGGGTCGAAACAGACCAGGCAATTCGAAATAGAATTATTGAAGAGTGATATAAATATAAATGAATTATTTGTTTTTATTACAGGACTAATTAGACTGGACTAATTTCACCCCGTCATATTCTAAAACATTATCTTTGTACAACCAGTCTAATTCAGAATTAAAATAGTCCGAGTTAATAGGATTAAAAATAACAAGTAATATGTTTACGGTTTCGTAGTAATCTTTCATATTCCCTGTTGTGTTTACTTTGCTTATTATTGATAATTTTCTATTAGGTACAACCAGTCCGTTGTTATCTCTATTTATTTTGATATTATAGTAATCCCCAACCTTTAAGTCCGTGGGTATTTCCCTCTTATTGAATGTGAATTGTGCTAAAAAGTCTAATCCAATATCCTCGGGTAGTTCTTTACCGTCGTAACCGAATGTTATAGTTTCTTTCTTTTTTGCTAGGATTTCAAGTATTATATTGTCTGTGTAATTTTTATTCCCGTCATATAATATACTCAGTCTATTTTTGTTATCCGAAATAAAGAGTATTTTATCGTATTGATTAGCCTGTAATATATTATATGCTCCGTCTATAATGTTATTATACACATCTGGGATTATCAGTAATTCGTCTATAACAGTTGATAAAATTGATCCAATGTTATATATTATAGCATATCTCTCTCTAAACTGTTCATTTATGATAGGTTTATTATAATACAGAATATCTGTTATTTCGTATTGGGTTTTCCCCTGTTCTGTATTATAACTTAAATAGCCGTCTAGTATAAAAGTATCCTTAAAATCATTAGATATTTGAGAATCTAAGGAATACATGTTATCGTTTATATAAAAATTATTCCCGGGGGATAATACAAGGTAAAATCGATGAGCATTGCCACTGATTTTTATCGCGGTAAAAACCTCTTCCATCAACAATGGTATCGTATTATAAGTAAATGGGTAAGTATTGTTATTTATTTTTAATAATCTAGAGAATGTATCTTTATTGACCTCATCGAATTTTTCATTCATTTCGGTTATAGTACTCCTTGATATATTTCCATTTTCGTCTATAACCATTTTAAATTTTTTAAAATTTTCATATATACATGAGAGTAGAGATTCCCGGTTAAAAGATTTTAATCCAGGGAATACTCTAGAATCTTTCTCAAAATTTTCCCCATTTACCTTTACATCCGCCCCGGACATGGTTTTAACCATGTAGTCGTTAGATTTTTTACTTAATTTCTTAATTATCTTTACCTTTTCAAACCGGTCATTTATTTTTACCATAGCGGTAGAACCAGGGGAATTACTGTCGGGGACAAGAATTCCGGATCCTTTGTCTACATTTCCCGCGATGTTATATTTATTCATTTCGGTTAGATCTCCTGGGAATCCAGTCTTTAGATAATTTTTCATCATCTCAATAGAATCTTTTGTTTTAGTTTCACAGCAAGGGTACCACCTTCCGTCTTTATCCTGTACTCCCCCCGGTTTCATATATTGATAATTTGGATCTGGGCAAGACCCCGCCCAAGAATACGGATCTGGTCTCATACCCTCTTTATAATTAGAATCTCCAGATTCCCTAGTCCTTGTCCTCCTACAAATTTCTCCACTTGGCGCGTAGCCAGAAACTGTATTGTAATTTGAAGCCTTTTTTTCTCCACCGGATAATGTTTTCATAACTAAAAGTTCTTCGTTTTTATTAAATAACCCATTTAATACAGATTCTAAAGGGTCAAAAAGGTCAACTGTTATATCTGAAGTTCCCCTGCCACACATTCCATTATTGACCTGTTTAGTACTACATCTGGATATATTTAACATAACTGCGCCAAATTTGTTAATTATAGCAGTCAATTTTAGACCCTGTGCTGGTACAACGATTAATTTAATGTATTCTTTAGACATAACTTCATGTCTTGACATTCTCCCCATAGAATACTCCCATTCTATTATTTTAATTCCGTTTAAAGTAATGATAGGGGTTTTCCCGTCTCTTGCTAATTGTATGGTAGTGTTTCGCGGATTTTCTATTATTTTACCCGCTCCATCATATGGCGTAATAAAATTATCTAATTCTTCAAAATTAACCTGAGATACTCCTTTTACTATTTTTTCTATTGAAAACTGCCCAGACGCCGAATGAACGTAGCTATATTTGGGTATTTTTTTATATTCCTCTTCACCCGTAATTTCCAGTAGGTTAGACTTATTCAATGCCCCAGAAGAATTAATTCGTCTAATAAGTTCAGATATAATTATACCCTGTTTGACATTGTCCGTATTAACATTTATTAGGTTAATAAGCCCATTTTTACTTATCCTTACAGATGTTTTATGATCGTCTTCTTCGTGAAAAATTATCATATTATTTAAAAATTGGGTTGTAGTCGTTTTAGTTGCCAACTTAGATGGTCCTCGTTTTTTATATATACCATAATAAGCAATAGTCGTCATTTTATCCTTGTTATTTGCAATGTCTATAGAACCATTAACTATTTCTATTTCATCTGGTAAAGAGAGTAGGTCATTTAAAATATCCGAAGTAATTTGTTTTTTTTCAAAAGCTTCTTTAATATATAAATAATCACCTGAATATGTTTTATTTTTTAATATATACTCGTCGAAACCTCCCAATGTCAAATAAAGACTTTCCTTTTGAGGAATTTCACAATTTTCGGCATGATTAGATGGCCCAAATTTTTCACAGTATGAACAGTATAGTCCATTCTCGATTGGGCCGACAGGTGGTCTATTGTAATTGTCGTTTACGGTTGAATAACCATACACATCCTTTTTAGATAAACTAAGTTTGTAAAACCCTGTTTTTCCTTTATCTAATTCGAAATCGCGCTTAAGAATATCTAAGTTTATTATTTCGACTGATACGTCGAATTTATTTATAAACATGTTTATACCATTTATTTTAACATTGGATCCCATGTAAATATTAGTATTAATAAATATTTTAAATTGCGTATAATTTACTTAAAGTAAATTCTTATAGTATTGTATTATGTCTACTCCAGTTGATAAATTTAATTTTCTTTTTACAGAATTTTTAGATAAAATAATAACAAGATTTCCTGATACAAAGTTAAGTACATATAAGAGAGGGTTCTTATTACTTAAACGAGCGTCTCCAACTACATCAATTAACCTTTTTATGGCCGGGTGTGTAGAATATAAAACTCAGATCAAAGATAGGGATGAATTGTTTTTCATTAATAGTGCAGATGTTAAGAAATCTGTTAGTAATTTTACATCGGATTTTGGAATAAATGAACTGTGGTCGGGTTTTACAGACGCTACAAAGACTGCTATATGGGATTACATCCAATCTCTTTTTGTACTGGGAGAGATGATAATTGAAGCCAATCCTGCGGAATTCATCAAGTATAAAAATCTTTACTCGGGTGATTATAAAAATGAAATTTCAGGACTTCGCGAGGGAAATTTTTCATTTGAGTTTTTGTCAAAAATAAATTCTTAGTATACTATTAAATATGACATCATATTGGTTTAGTGATCCATGCGCTCTATTTAATTCATTATCTATTAATCCATTATCTGGGACAGATAAAAATTTTCAATATAACTCTCTTACGCGTCTTATAATTATTTCAACCCTTGCCGCAATGTATGCGTACCCCGATCAGATTAATTCCATTGCCGGATCTGGACTATTTTCAGTCATGGTATCTGTATGTATTTATTTCTTAACACTTAATTCGACTTCCGCAATTGAAGAGAGAATTATAGATCCTAAAGGCGCAGATTTTAGCAAAGAAGAATATTCTGCGGGGTTAACAGAATATGGAAAAGATATATTAGAAGATTATGAAACAAATACTAAAAATTCTTTTTTAATAAATCATCCTAGGTTAAACACAGATGACTTAAAGAATAAACTTTTCATGAATGGAAACAAAACACCGAAACGAATAAATAAAGAATTCGTTGAACCCATTAAGGGCAATGAATTTTCTCAGCAGGTGATGACAGGGACTGTAAAACAATTAAATTCTCTGCAAAGTAAGAATATTTCTCCTGTATAAATAAAATATTTTTGAATAAAAAAATATATTATAATATTAAACTCGATGGTCTACATAAGTGACGATAATACATTGAATCCGATAATTCCAGTGCCTACGATACCCAGCGCTTACGGGGATTATGGGGGTATCGACTATGAACATATGCACTCAGCTTCTATTAATGACAACAGGGCAAACCCGGTAGTATCGAAGATAAGCCCAGAATATCTTCCAACTACTTTCAATACCACGGACCCCAGGGATATAGGTAAAGATAGTGATATTAATAACAGGGCGGGTGGATTAGAATTTTCTAAAATGGACGCGGGAATGCTTAGCCAATTTTCGTCTAAGAAGTCTACTAATTCTGCAGGATTTTACAGCATGATGGACGACGAAGTAGAAGACCCTGATATGATATATTCCGCTGTGCAACCAATTGGTAGTAACTCAGAACACCGGTCTTCTCCGTATTCTCAGGCCTCGCGTTCTATGAAGATATTGGAGAGACCCACGCGAAACGGAACTACAATACCGTCGGTTCTACATAATAGAAATGAGCGTGTAGGCGTGCGTAAAATTGGAAAAGGGTAAATTAATTTAAATATATAATATATATTGTATAATCTATAAAACACTTCAATGTTTATGCAATCTAGTATAGGTGCAGTAGAGGTTAGAAGAGATAATCAAACCGATCATATATCAATTAGAGAAGTTGATGAAAACACATACTCAACCCGTGAATATGACCATTATATGAATACGGTAATTGCCAGGATGCAGGAGGATATGGAAAATTATCTCTTAATTGAGCGGTCTCTAATTGACGATATCACAGCAGCCATTGTTATTTCGCAGGAAATGCACGAGAGAGCTAAACCTAAAATAACAATAGAAAATTTTGAAAAATTAGAAAAATGCAATGAGATTACAAACTGTTCTATATGTTTTGAGAATATGAAAGACAATATTAAACTTAAGTGTGATCATATTTATTGCTCAGAATGTATTAAAAAATGGCTCACAGAAAGATCAAACACGTGTCCTACCTGTAGGGCAGAAATATAACACAAACTAATAAAAAATACGCATAATTAAATATTTGTAATTCTAATTCAAATTAAAATATTTAATTATAAATAATAATGCTTCCAGTAGTAATATTTATTTTATTATTATCCTTTATTGGAATATACATTAATGTTTATAAAACTTCAACATTAAATGATCCAGAATTACTTAGACTTCCTAAGATGTTTAGAACTAATAAACCCGAAAAGCGGGAAGACTTAGACACCAATGAAATATCTGCCGACGAAGTTGCTACTAGACTTGTAGAAGAAAAATTGGGAAATGATAATATATATGACGCAGTTGGTAATATGGTCGCGGGGAATAAAGATTTTAAAAATACCGGAATGATCGGAGGAGCTGATAAGCTTATTGACACAAATCTAGAAAAATTGTCGTCAATAGGAAATAAGAGACCCTATGCATGGCATGGAGCATCTTCTCAGAGAGAGTGGCCCGATAATAAAACTGTTAATGCTGGGCTTCCGTATAATGTCTACCATCCATTAGATACAAACGCAATGAAAGGTATAAAATCCACTGACAATAAAGATAATAATGTTAAAATGACCGGACCTCCGGTTAAAGTTGGGGCCGGGGAACAGACTGTTGGGTTCTTCCTGGGAAAAGATAAAACATATGGAGAGTTAGAGAGGAGTCAGAGTAATAAGGATATTAATCAGGCGGTTGCTATAATTAGAAATGCTAGGGCAAATGAAGATAAACAATTGGTTTCTATAGATGATCTCGATAGACCAAAATTACAGGAGAGGTATGGGAAGAAAAACAATAATTCTATCTCTAGATATACAGATGTCAAGGTTAAACCCAATATAAATACGTCATTAACAGATAAAGATGCAGATAATGTTATTTCGCAAAAAATAAACATAGACCCATTGGGAGAGTTAATAAGTCAGACATCAAAATCTCTTAATTAGATATAATAAAATCAAATAAAAATATATATCGTAATAATAAATGGCGGATTTTATTCCTACAGATTGGCAACACGCTCTCGGCGGGTTCTCAAAAAACTCAAAGAGGGAATACCAGGACAATGCTTCAAAAATAGATGCAGAATTAATACGGAAACCGGGGAAAAAAATCGTTACTTACACAGATGTACACGAGAAAGCACGTACATTACCTAAAACAAAATTAATGAAAGACCAGGTAAACAAGACTAGAGGGTTTCAGATAGATAAAACCGAAACACCCGTTCAAATGACAATTAAAAATGATCACTTGAATAGCGAAAACACTAGGTGGGTACCTGGTTATTCAATGGGGACTCAGTTCATGGAAGGTTCTAATAGAGAATACAATATGATCACACCAAAACATAATATCATCGCGCCACACAAATCCAAGTCGCAGAGGAAGATTATAAATAGTTTACATGGTGTAGATTCTGTAAACCCGGGTAAACAGTTAAATCAGACCCCGTTATTTGCCAATGATAGGGTAATTACTAACCATACTCCAATCGCCCCAATTGAACAACCGATGATAAGGGTTTATAATACTCCATAATTTACTTATTTTTTACTATTGATAAAATTTCAATGTAATTATTTTGAAAAGTTTGTTCAAATATAGATCTCAGTTTAATAAATGTTCTCTTATTTTCAGTGTCTGCAGAATATTGTATTGTTTCCAGTGACAACAGTTTTACATCAAGGATTTCTAAAAACTTTTTATCAACCGGTATATTTGATAAAAATCTCTTAGTATTACCAAATTTTTCCTTATACAGGCTTGTAAACGGAAGTTTTACTACGTACATATAATACCTGTGGCCAGATGGGGTAGTAGATAGTATGCACCTACTACCCTTTAGAAGTCGTTTTATTTCATGTATGTCACCAACCACTCCCAGGGTTTCTTCCCATGTCTCTCTCGCTGCAGTGTTTTCTGGATCAGATCTATCTGATAGTTCTGATCTCCCCCCAAAATTAGACCATTTATTATCCCTGTCTTTACCCAAAAAAAAATATGGCGTATTGTCTATAGATTTGCAATAAAAAAGAATCCCTGCTCCATATATAATATTATTTGTTAACATTTACAATGTATTATATTTATTTTTATACTGATTAATTTAACCCATTTTCGCAATTAATATGTTTGTATTATATTATAAAATGAATATACAATCACTATTTATTACGATTATATTGATACTCATTGTGATCCAGTGTATTGAGTTTGTCCTTGGCTGGGCCAAAGTTTACAGATTAGCCGATTATGTGAGACATGTGGGTGAGTTTGAATCATTTATAACAAGAAAAGTGTATGCTGAACATAACCGTTCAACGATGGTATGGAAATATAGTCAACTCACGGATGCTCCTCTTGACATAGATGCTTTAACAAATGTCGTAAACGATTATGATATTGAAAGTATGCACTGTGCAATTCATGTGCGACTGGGAGATGTTATCGACAATCATCCAAGATCTGTTTACGATTTTCTACACGGAACCGATATTGATATAAAAAACCCTGATGTAGTTGACACCCTGGGTGGAAAGTCATGGGTCGGACATTATTGTAACATGAACGAATGTCACTCAGAGGGATATGTCAAAAATTTAAAATACTTTGAAGACAAATTAGATAAAGCTGTTAACATACATGACATTGTTATAATTTCTGGATCACACAAGCCAACAAAACATCCAGAGAAATCTCAAGAATATTTACAAGAACTTCGAACAGTTCTTGGGCGAAGGTATAACGTTACGGTGCGCTGGAATGAAAACGCGGATGCTGATTTTGCACTGCTATCGAAAGCAAAGCACCTGATAATTACCGGGGGTGGGTTTTCACAACTTGCAGGGGAGGTTGCAAAAAACAGGGGAGGTATAGTGCTGTAATTATGGGATTTTAAAATGTATTATATTTATTTTTATACTGATTAATTTAAAACTAAATTTAATACAATATAAAGTATTATGGACGATATAATAAAAAAAAATAAAATAGATGGTCCAATAAATTTTTTATTTTCACGTTCTCCTGAAAATAAAAAAAATAAAACGAATAAGTATAATATGAGCGCGAACGTTCCGAATATTAAGATTGTAACAGATAATTCATCCCGGCCTACAGTAAAACTAGACAACTCGATGAAAATAACAGATATCGACGTTGTAAAGGATAGTGACAATGACAATGATTCAGTATCGTCTGGAAGTACTATTGAAGCCCAGCCGTCTGGGTCTAATACCGGGAAAATAAAGCACAAGGCAAGTGGTATCAAAAATAAATCTAAGTTCAATGCAGACGATTATCAAAATTTTGTTAACAATTCAAAGACAAAGGACAAGAAACAGGCGGAGTCTGATGACGAGAGTGATAGCGGTAGCGAAGCATCTGGCGAGTCCGGATCAGACGACTATTCTGACACATCTTCGCAGAGCAGTGATGAAAGTAGCTCCAAGAAAAAGGGATCTAAACAGGAAAAGCAGCAAATCCTTATGAAACTGGTATCACTTGAGAAGAAGGGAATTGAACTAACTAAGAAATATTCAATGTCGTCTAAACTAGAAGAACTAAAATTTGAATTAAATTTACATGAATCGTCTGCAGAGATCGAAATGAGTGTTAAGATGCAACAAAAAATTTTAATGGCGGCAGTAACCGGTCTCGAGTTTGCCAATAAAAGGTTTGACCCCATTGGCGCAAAATTAGATGGTTGGTCAGAATCTGTTATGGATAACATAGATGATTACGAGACTGTCTTTGCCAAGTTACACGAGAAATATAAGAGCCGCGCAGATCTTCCTCCCGAATTGCAGCTGCTTGTAACGCTAGTAGGTGGTGCATTTATGTTCCATGTTACCAAAACAATGTTTAGCTCAGCACTTCCAAAGGGGTTGAATGATGCACAGTCTTCTGAGATAATGAAGAATATATCGTCTGCAATGTCAAATCCCCCTCCCCCTCATGTTTCAAACGTTTCAAGCAAAGAAATATCGGGGCCATCTCTAAATTTATCTAATATGTTCCAGAAATCAGATGATGTATCTTCTGTTGGAACGGTTGAAACATCGCGAGAAGTTACTATAAATCAAAAAGGTAAGAGAGCAATAAATTTATAATTAAAAAGTTATTTTTTAAAAAAAAAATATATTATAAATAATAAAATGAAAGACGATAATCTAAAGATTGCGATGGGTGTGGCCATAGTTGTTCTACTATATTTGTTAACTAAGAAGAATAAGACCACAACCACAGTTAGAGCTGGCCCACCCGTATCCCCGGGTCCTGGAGCTGGTCAGGCCCAGACTCGTCGCAGTAACTCGATGGCCACTTTGCTAGCAGACACAATGGGGATCAAGGCGCGTAGAATGGAACCAAATGAGGATGTCCAGGTCCTAGTGGGTCGGTTCGATAGCTGCCCGTCTGGTATGAAGATATCCGGTGGCCAGCATGGGAGCGGCAGTTGCCATGTTACATGCGGCGGCGGCGGCTGGTGTGGCGACGCAGAGGGTATTGGATCGGACGGAAGCAAGGTTATGCAGAAGTGTTGCGTCCCAAATTAAATTAAATTAAATTAAAATTTAAAATATATATTGATTTTAAATAACAATGGTATTATATTATTCCTCCTCTGTACGCAACGTTTCTAATAAAAACGCATATTCCCCCCAGAAAGTTATTAACGAACAACCAGTTGAAGGGTTCTCTAGTGTTTTATCAAATGCCAGTATGAGATTCAGTAATTATTATTCCGGTCCAGAAAAGAATGAAGAAGATTCCCAGATTGAACAGGAACAGCTTGATGAACTTGAGAGGATGAGAAATAGCAGGGCAACTGCCGCTTCTAAAGTGGCTTCGCCTGCTCCAATGAAACCGGCCGGGAAAAAACTTAAGCACCAGGGAGATCATCACAACGATCAGCACAGGGTCAATACCGTTAGATATAACCTTATAATTGAAAGGTTAGAAAAAATAGAAAATTACCTATTAATTTTATATTAATTGTGGCGATAATTGCCCTCAAACTATTTAATTAGAAATAAACGATCTTAGAACTAAGATTGGTCAACGTGTATCTACTATTATTATAGAATGATTTTCTAAATTCCTCTATAGTTAAAGTCCCTCCATAATCCTTTAAATTTAAAATACTGGGTGCCGCAGTTATCTTATAGTCGTAACCAAGTAGTTTCCTATAAAATTGACCTATAATATAAGACTTGTGTTGAAAAACCTTATCATTTAGAGAATATGATTTAACACAATTTGGAGAACAGAAATTGCCAAATAACTTATATCTACTTAACTTTTCACAGTAATCTATTGGAAGATAAAATGGTTTCCATTCAAAACAGTGATGACAATTATAACATTTTAAATCCTGTTTTATCTCTTTTATTTTATTTGAATTATAAAGGGTTACCTTCTTTGATAAATCTGGTTTATAATGACAGGAATCCTCTTCGTCACTTGATACCGATATCTCGCATTCCGAATTCTTATCGTTAACAAAAAAATCATATATAGATGTATCGGCAACTTCTTTGTCGTGAACTTCGATAAATATATTTCCAAATTTAAGATTGTTGGTTTTATAGTTTTCATTGTTCATTTTTTCATCTTTTTTATCTTCACATTGCTCGGGAGTATCTTCGATATAATTATTTTTAAACGGTGTTGTTTCCCACTTCTTCTTTCTTCCTCTTTTTTTAGGACCAGGGTCAATTGTAGTCGGCGAATCATTTATTATATTTTTCTTAGATTTAGTTGGCTTTTTATTATTGATTTCGGACATTTATAAATAAATTTAAAGAACCTTTATATATATTATAAATGTGGATTTTATACGGCGTGTCTATTGCATGGTTACTTAGTGTACTGACTACAAAGTTTTATGCATTTACTGATAGCAATAACTACAAGAAGACCCTTGAGAATCATAAGTCTCCTAATGTAGATGACGAATATGTATTACTTTGCTATTGTATAAAGTACTTGGATGGGGAAGACGAAGTTATAGGAGAGACAACTGATGAAGATATTGAAGACAGAAATGAAATAAATGAAATCGACTACATTACAATTAAGTACATGTTTAATGGTAAATTGATGAAATACGTCACTCGTACATTAGATATTCAGTTCCCTATTTATAATTTCAATGTCGAACCTACAACATTCCCATACTATCCTGATATAATGTTTATGAATGATATAGATGTAACCGATTACGTTCGCCCGTATATTGGTCCATTGTGTAATTTTTATTCGGACAGGGAAGAGCCAACTAAACTAGAGGATGCTCTAAAGGATCATCCTAAGTTCGAGGAATTTAACTTCGAAGAAGGTACATTTAAGATGATTTCAAATAAAACACCCCTTAATGGAAGAAAAATTATTACTAAAAATCTTCCAATAGGGTCCGTAGTATGGAAAAGACATGCCGCCGTAGACCCGAGGGATGAACATCAAATCGATGAAAGATTCGCCCGGGGGTAATTTAATAAGAAAATAACTAACAAATCAATATAAACATATAATAGCAGATTAATTATAATGGACGCAAATAATCAGCCTGCTATTATATTCAGCTTTAAAACTGTTCAGACAAATGCTATCCGAGTACTATTTGAGTCATTGAAGAATATTCTTTCGGATGTAAATTTTAAAGCGGATTCTTCTGGTATTAAATTAACTGCGGTTGATGGTACAACTACTGCTATAGTTAATCTATTCTTACATTCAGAAAAATTTGAAGAATACACATGCGAAAATTCTATAAATATAGGCTTAAATTTAGCATCTGTGTTTAAAATACTAAAAGGTATTAAGAATACCGATACAATCTCTTTTACAATCCTGCGAACCGATATGAATAATATGATACTCACGTCTCAAAATAGCGATAAGAGAGCCATAATAAGGAGTAAGATTAAGTTGTTAGATATGGACGAAAAAATATATAACATCCCTGATATTCATTTTGATTCATATATAACAATGCCGTCTACAGACTTTCAAACTTATATCTCAGATTTATCAAATATTGCATCAGAAATAGAAATACGGTCTAGTTCAAATAACATGACTATGACCGCAAAAGGAGATTTTGCGGAACAAAGTATTACGATAAACGAAACTAATGATAAGATACCTGATAACGTAAACGAACAATCTGGTATTTTTAACATTAAATACATTCAATTATTTACAAAATCCACAAATTTGTGTGGGACAGTTGAAATTTATTTGAAATCCCTTTATCCGTTGACCGTTCTATATAATGTTGCAAACCTTGGGGTTCTTAAATACTGTTTGGCGCCAAAACTATAACCGGTTTTTTATAACAGTTCAGAGACTTTGTTTTATAGTATAATCTTAACAATAAGTCTTTAACTCTCTTATATAAAGTCTTGTACATTTGTGTATTTTTAAGGAGCTGAATCGCAAGGTCAAGTTGTTTCTCGTCAAGTTTGGTATTAAATTTTTTAGTTAATATTTCATCTACACTTAGAATTATTATTTTTTCCAGTGAATCTGATGTAAAATTATTCATTAATTTTTTATTGGAGTGTAGAAATGTCATAATATTTAATATGAATGGAAGGTAGTCTATTTTGCCATCATTAAACTCATCATGAATTATATCTAGAAGGCCATTTAATACTAAAATATTAATAAGTTTAGAGTAATATTCGTTTTTCCTTATGTCAGAAATTGTATTAGTGAAATCAGTCATTTAATTATTATAATATTATATTATTTATAATTAAATGACCAATACTATATGGAATGGAATTGTAATATCTTTTGTCATAACTGCATTATTTGACTTAGCACTTAATTTATTCCCCCCTCCAATTGGCGCAACTAGAATAAGACCGTATTTTGAACAGCACACACCACTTGCTGCAGCCCTTATAGCCGGGTTCGTTGGCGCAGTAACATTTACTGTGTTATTTGCAATTTACTCTGGAATTCCAAAACCAAATATATATAATATTGCCGTGATATTTTCTGTAAGCGCATTAATAGGTATCCCAATGAGATACTCTGGAATTTTCCCTCATTTAGATAAACATTATTATCAGGTTTTCCCGCGCATACAGTCTTTTATATACGACGGGGGTTCGGGTATAATGGTTGCACTTGTTTATTATTATCTTATGAGAAATAATATTTAATTAAATTTAATTAAATTATATGTATTATATTTAAGAAATGAGAAAGATACAATCATTTATGAACTCTGGTAATTGTAGGTCTGTCATTTTATTGGTTTTTATTTTATCGGTCCATGCATATATAAAAATAAAAGAATATACGAGGGAGAAAAGCTCTCTTGAAAATGTAAGAGAAAATTATTAAAATTAATTTAAAATAAATATATTTACTTTAAATCAAATATCAAACTATGGTTTTACCACTGGTAGCGACAGGGATGTCAGCAGGGATGTCCGCGGCTCCGTCAATCGCGTCCGCGGCAAAAGCTGCTATGTTGGCAAATAAGCTTCGGGTCGGAGCTAAAGCAGTAGGTGTTAAACCTGGATCAGTGATGAATGCTGCAAGTATGGCAGCGAAAATGAAAGGAATGAAAACGGGGGCCAATAATTGGGCTAACGCACCAGCGAAACAAAGCGCACTTCTTACGGGCTTGGGGATGGACGTCGCAAACCCGACTAAGGGTTCGAATATGATGATGTATATAATCATATTCGTCTGCCTAGGCCTAGCGGTAATTATTGGAATGTTTGGAATGAAAATTGGTCCATTTAAGAAAACTTTTGACTCTAGGCGGCTTGGTCCGAGGGTTTCCAGACAAGCCCCCGAACAAAGAAAATATGGTGAACATAAGGAGTTCATGTTCAACAAAAAATCATCCAGAGAAAATAATTACAAGGTAGAAAAATCTGCTACAATGGGACCAGGGGCGCAGACATCTACTGACCTTGGTGGATTTTTCGGTATGAAAGCACCGGGGGCGGTTTTGGGACAGAGACCAATTGGAGCCCCTATAAAACCCCCCGCCACTGGCAGCACCAGGTCTTTAAGATTAAATAAACAACCGGCTACAGGAGAAATTCGTCGTGGATCGGATGGAATTCCTATTGATGCCAATGAAGGAGTAGAAGAAGAATTAATGGAACAAGAGGAAGTTGCAGAAAGGGCGCAAATGAGAGTCAAGCAGGCGGAAAGAAGGAGCGCCCGGTCAAACAAGGTACTTAATAATACAGGACATTCGGAACAGATAAGCGAGATAGTCGCAAGCACAACATTGTCTGCGGGCAACAATTTTCAAGGCATGTTTGGAAGAAATTCCGCGAGATACTCTAACCGGGATGTTCAAAGCAGGTATATAGAGCCAATTCTTAAACAGGAGAAGCCAAATATGCATTAATTTTAAATATCGCGAAGTAAATATATGTCGTTAACCGAGCACAATTCCTTAACCTCTTCATCGAGTTCTGTAGATTTAACAATGAATTTCTTTGATTTATAAAATGATAGTCTTTTTTTATTCCAATTATTGAATATACTAATACTATCATTTATGTCTATGACAAGAGGCATATTTTTATTTTTTCTCCTAAGTATTCTACCAACAGCTTGTTCTATGTTACATTTGGGGGATGCAAGAAGTAATGTATCAAGTTCCGGGTTATCGTAACCCTCTGACGCCATTTGATAAGTTGCTATTATAATTCTGCACGTATTAGACAACTGCAACTGTTCTTTTTTCATTCCTCCATAATACAGACCAACTGAATAATTTTCTCGTTTTAACACACTTGTAAGTTTATTGCAATGAGCCTTTCTGTCAGACAATACGAGTATTTTTCTATCATTAGAAATACACTCCCTGATCAACTTTAATATAAAAATGTCTCTTTCATCGTTTTCTGTTACATTGGTGATACTTGCTGCACTATTAACTTTGCCATTTGGTAGGTACTTAATTGTTTTTTCGGGGTATTCGTAAAATTTATAGATATCTATTGTAGGTTCTATGATAAGTAGTTCAACATTTACTGCTATTTCGCCCAGGAACCAATTTAACGTGTGTTCGAGTTTATCGGCTCTTTTAATTGTAGCGGTAAGTCCTAAATTATATTTTGAACCTATCTTATAGAATACATTTGAGAACACTTTAGAGCAGTAGTGATGAGTCTCGTCATAAATGGAAAATGAAAACTCGTCAAATGCATCACTTGGATATTCTTTCATTGAGATACTTTGAATCATTCCTATACAAATATCCGGTGACGTATTAAAAGTTTTCCCTTGTATTATACCTGGCGTTATGCCAAGGAATTTTATTATCTGTTCCTTCCATTGTTCTAGAAGTGTTTCTTTATTGACTAAGATAAGTGTTTTTACGCCGAGAAGTGAAGATATATAAAGAGCTGCAAACGTTTTCCCCCAACCGGTATATAAACACGCTAAACAGGATTCATTTATCATGAGTTCATTGTGTATATTTTTTATTACATCTATTTGATATTGCCTCGGTTGGCCAGTTATTTTAATGTCACGATAATTGACAACATTTTCGATGAGTGTACCACCCGACGAGAAATGTTTAGGTGTATATATGAAATTATTTTCTATTTTATAGAGTGCATAATTTATCGGTGTGGGGGAACCAGGAATAAACGGCGTTACTGTAAGTTTTTTCTTTAATTCAGCATTTTCTTGGTATCTCCTCCCTTTCATTTAAATGTTTATCTTTTAAAACTTTAAATATATTATATAATATAAATGTTTACCACGAAAGAGGAGTTTATTAATATATCTATTACCGCCGCTATAATTGGATCCCTATTAAATATAGCATTAGCGTCTATGTCTTTACCATTCGCAACCGACGATGAAATTTCTCCTCCGAATGGCGCCGCTAACCTACCTATCAAGTCTCAGTTAATGCACATGTTGGTCCATCATAACCAGGTATTACTTACAAGTAGTGCAATAGTTTTTGCATTGGTATTCCTATCTACTAATCTTGCATTATCGTTATAAATGTGTCAATTGCTAAAAAAAACAATTGGTAAGATATAAAGTTATAACTTATTACACTAACAATGAATTGTAATTGTAATTTACTGGGGTTTTCGTATGAAAATCTAGAGAGGGTAGGGAAAAAGTTTCAAAAAGTCCGGGTTACCAAATGCGGTGTATTACCCATAGACGGTAAAAAGAAAAAGAAATGCGATTTTTATAATAAGGATATTATAAAGACCGATATTTATATTGAGAAGCCAATAGTAATCAAATTTAAACCGGCTGCGGTTCATTATAATGGGACACCAGAGGAAGTTTGCCGTAAAGATATAGCATGGAATATATACTTATGTAATATTGCAGTTATTAGTCCTATCATAAACAAGGGTAAATACTATGAACTGATAAACTACAACCTAAGAAAATTAAAGTATAAAACATTTTTCGAAGAAAGGGAAACTTTAGACGAACTTATAATTAGACTGAGGTGTCCCCCAGATAATAATCCAAAATATAAACACATTAAGTCTATTCATTATATTGTTAATAAAAAACAATCTAACCAGGCATTACAAAAATATGGAATAGAAGACCCAGACGAAGTTGCATCATGTAAATCAGATGATGACAGTTCCAGTTCTGATATGGAATCTATAAACGATATGACGTTCGACGTGGAAGATTGCGACTCTGTTGACGAAGACGATAACGACGGGGCGTTCAGTGATTAAAAAAAATATATATACATTTTATAAATGATATCGTCTATTCTAAATAATGATACTCGAGAAGAACTTAAAATAATACTTGACGGCGTAACATTCCCCATCAAGATATACTGCATTTTATTAGTATTGTTTATCTTGGTGATAATATTTCAACTTTATCTGATAAGTCTGGATCTGAAATTATTAAACAATTTAAGAAAATAGATTATAAAAGTTTAATAATTTTAAATGCTAGCAGTAACCGACGAGGAAATTCAATTTTTTAAAAATGACGTTACGGAATTTAGCAACATCGAAAAGCAAATAAGCGATCTTAAGAATAAAATAAAGCCTTATCAAGATAAAATAAAGGAACTAACAAAGATTAAGCAGACCAAAAAGGATGATGTACTTAATTTCATGGATTCTAACAAACTAGACATGTGCAACACGGATAATGCTTCTTATGAAATGAAAGAGTCTAAAAGTACCAAAACAATTTCAAAGGCGGATGTATATGATAGGATGTATAAATTTTTCTC